CCCCTCCCGGGGCCACCACGTGCTGATTCTATTGGCACACACCATTCGCCTCTCCGGAGTTGGATGATGAAACGGTCATACGTCACTGATAGGATTAACTACAAGTGGCGCAGATCTCAGAACCTGCCTTATGAAACAGGTACTACAACGTATCTTGCGTTGGAGGAGATCTGGACTGAGAATCATCCAGGTTGGAGTACAAGTAGAGGGGATTCGGGCGGCCCGTGGTTTCTATCACGGTACACTCAAAAACCCACTACCATCGCCTTAAACAACACGTGGACTATTGGCCCTGCCTGGCCAGCGTTTTCGCTGGATGCACCAGACATTGCTAAACCTACGTGGATGGCGACGGCATCGTTGGTTCCTCTAGGTACGACCATGATTTCTCGGGTCTTACCTACGAACCCATCAGCTCAGTTGGCCACCTTTGTCGGTGAGATAATTACCGACAAAGGTGTTGCCTCTCTCCCGGGTAAAATTACCCGTGAAAGAGGACTGTCAATGAAAGCTGCCGGCAGCGAGTACCTGAATGTTGAATTCGGGTGGTTGCCTTTCGTTTCTGACTTGCAAGATTTTGCAAGAGCGATTAAAAACCGCAACAAGATCATATCTCAATATGATCGTGCTTCAGACACGAAGATTCGCCGGAGATACGTGTACTCTGACGTGTCGACCACAACGGCTGTTGATACACGATTTGCTGATACTAAGCTGATTACTCAGCTTGCTAGCAGCGGATCTCGCTCCGTCTCCTCGATAGAGAAGATTTGGTTTTCAGGAGCATTCCGGTATCATGTGCCGTTAGGATCCGATTTCTATAGCAAAGCTCTCAGATATGAGAGCCACGCTAATCGGCTCCTTGGGACTCGTATCACACCAGAAGTGGTGTGGAACATAGCCCCTTGGTCGTGGCTCGGTGACTGGTTCGGAAATACTGGGGATGTTCTCCACAATATTTCTGCACTGGGCGCTGACGGACTCTGTATGCAGTACGGATATGCTATGAGGTCTAAGACCTTAGAGCAGTTCGATACTGTACATACAGGACCGTTGCGTGGGTCGTCTATGGTAACTACTTCAGTTGCCAAACAACGTATCCATGCAACTCCGTACGGATTCGGCAAAACACCGGCTAGTCTGTCAAAGAGACAGATTGCGGTGCTAGCCGCCCTCGGAATGTCTCGAGGGGGCGTTCCGTGGGACATGACGTCCTCACGGATGGCCAACCCCGTCTAAATTAGACGGACTTGCCTGTAGCATCGTGCTGCAGGCGCGCTTGAAGGAGCGATGCTATGGCCCTCGCGGACCCACAGTCAGTTACCATCGGTACGGCACCAGGCGCGGTTTCGCTGCCTCGTACTGGCCTCGACATGACGGAAGGGGCGTTCCTGTCTTCCGACGGGAACACCAAGTTCGCCGTGTCGCACCAGTACAACAAGAGGAAGCGCCACCTTGTGCGCCTGGACTTCCAGAAGATCGCAGCGGATCCGTTGGTCTCTTCGACCAACGTGATCTACGGTATGTCGGCCTACATCGTCATCGACGTCCCTCTCACCGGCTTCACAGTCAGTGAGCAGAAGGACGTCGTTGGCGCTCTGGCCGGCTACATCACTGCGGGTTCGTACGCAAACATCATCAAGATTCTTGGTGGTGAGAGCTGAACCGGTAACCCAGGGAACGCACATTCTGTGTGTTCCCCGCGAGCTAGCGTGTCATAGCTGAGGATGGCCCAGCCCCTAGTTGAAAGGAGTGAGCCATGAAAAGCCTGACCTCGCTTTGGAGAGTTGCAGCTAGTGAACTAGCTGCTAGGGTGTGTGTCAGCACGGATCGTGACTTTAAAACAGTCACGAGTCGGGTCGAAGATGAAGGTTTATCGTTTCTAACGATAACCTTGCCAGCCTTTTGTGCCGACTTCGAAAGAAGTCTAGCAAATGGCTGCGTAGCTCCAGATGCGTTTCAAGGCTTTCATAGGCCTCGTCACGCACAAGGGCTCCCCGCTTTTATGCGGGGTTTCCTTGAGCTTATCTTCGATCCCAGTACTGGCGATCTACTCGACATATCTGATCGGCAGATAGAAGCCATCTTCTCGGTACGTCAGCTTACGCTGATGTTCGGAAAGATACTCGTTGAGTGTAGCGATACACGTCAACGAGATGCTATCGACCGGTATGTCGAGTGTGAGCAGGGAGTTCGAGAGTTTGACTCGAGTTACATATTGGAGTCCTCATCAGACTTCATTCGGGTCTCGTCTCTCCTCTTTCGTGAGGTTCTCGCAAAAATGGACCGTTTGGTCTATGAAGGCGAGCTCATTCCGAGGCACGGTCCCGGCGCTACGGCTGACAAACTTAGAGGGAACTCGAAGTTTGAACAGCTGGAGTGGCCGACTCGTCTAGAGACATACTTCCCGTATGGGGAGTATGCTCTTCCGAACTGGAGGTTTTCATACCTTCTGGACCGCGTGAACTTCCTCGAACCCGGCGAAGAGCGACCTGTAAAGGTTACTCTTGTGCCTAAGACGCTCAAGACACCTCGGATCATAGCCATCGAACCCACCTGTATGCAATATGCACAACAGGCGGTGGCTGGATCCCTGATCCCTCTACTCGAACAGGATGATCTCCTGGGCGGGTTGAACGGATTGATCGGCTTCTCTGATCAGACGCAAAACCAGCGTCTGGCCATGGAAGGGTCTCTTCCTATTCGGGATGACTGCCTTCCCCAGTCTACTGAAGAAAGCGGCCTTGCTACACTCGATCTGAGTGAAGCATCTGATCGTGTCTCGAATCTGCTTGTTCTGGACCTGACGCGGAATTTCCCCTGGCTTTCCGGGGCAATTCAATCGTGCAGGTCCATGACTGCAGATGTGCCTGGCTATGGGATTACTCCTCTAGCCAAGTTCGCATCTATGGGTTCTGCTCTCTGCTTCCCCATCGAGGCAATGGTCTTTTTGACCGTTGTCTTGATAGGAATCGAGCGGGAGCTAGGCCGTCAGTTGACGCGCAAGGAGATTAAATCCTTGCGCGGCAGCGTGCGCGTGTACGGGGACGATATTATTGTCCCCGCACACTTTACACACTCCGTGATCGCTACCTTGGAGTCGTTCGGCTTCAAGGTCAACGCGCGCAAATCTTTCTGGACTGGCTTGTTCAGAGAGTCTTGCGGGAAGGAATTCTATGCAGGACACGACGTTTCTATATGTCGTGTTCGCCGCGTGTTTCCTTCGTCACGGCGTGACGTCCTGGAGAGTGTCTCGCTAGTGTCTCTCAGGAACCGATTTTACGATCTCGGTCTCTGGAAAACTGCGAGCTACTTGGATGAACTTTGTGAAAGCGTCCTTGGACACTTTCCGACAGTTCATCGCACTTCTCCTGTGCTTGGCCGTATCAGTTCCCTTCAGGGTTCATATCCCCGTTGGTCACCTGACACACAGAGCCCCTTGGTTAAGGGCTTCGTGATACGTTCATCGCCACCAGCATCTAGCTGTAGCGGTGAAGCGGCCTTGCTCAAGGTTCTCATCAATGAAAGCGACTTGCCAATCGCAGATGAGAAACACCTAGAACGTTACGGACGTCCTGAT